CAACTGACAGATCTGGTGGCTTTGGTTCAACAGAACAGTAATAAATACCCCAACAAAGGATACATCATGAATATCAAACTTGCATTCACCAAAAATGGCCCTGTGCTCGCAGATTTTACTGAAAATCTAGACGGCACATTCATTGGCGCAAAGCCAGTCGTCATCCAGCCTTCACAAAGCAACATTCAATTTTTCCCCCTCTTGGGAATGTGTGAAGAGACCTCCATTACGCTTACCAAAGAAGATATCAACTTTGGCCAGCTGTTTACCCCTGTAATCGAAATTCGCAACGCATATAGCACGCAGTTCGGCTCGGGTCTACAGCTGGTCACCACACGTTAGAAGGTGCAATATGAGTCGAGTACTGTTCATTCTTAAAAAGCGTCAGCCAGAATATGGTTTTGACGTAGACCCATCGTATGACATCACACTGTCATCGGGTCTGTACAATAGTTGTCGTTTCGTGTGTGATTTGTTAAAGAGTGAACAGGTTGACGCCAAGGTTGCTGTTGTGCATGACAACAACGACATTGATCGAGAAGTTCATCAGTACAAACCAACTCATGTGATCATTGAGGCACTGTGGGTTGTACCTGAGAAGTTTGATGTCCTCAAGAAGTTACATCCGACTGTTGAATGGATTGTAAGACTGCATTCTAACTCCCCATTCATTGCAACTGAAGGTATTGCGTTCCAGTGGATCAATGGTTACTTGGAACGCGGAATGATTATCGCTGCTAATCATGAATTGATGTTCAAAGAACTCTTGAGCATTTATCCTGATCAACATGACCAACTCATTTTCCTTCCAAACTACTACCCATTACAGAGAGTTCAGCCGTTCTTCTCAGATAAGTATCCAGACATCAAGGCAAGAAGCCGAGCACTGGTTAATCGCAGGCCATTGCATGTAGGTTGTTTTGGTGCAGTGCGTCCTCTGAAGAACCAGTTTACACAAGCTCTTGCAGCTATCAAGTTTGCTAATGAGCATTCTTGGCAACTGCACTTCCATATCAACGCAGGACGTGTTGAGCGAGGTGATGAGGTTCTCAAGAATTTGAGAGCTTTGTTCAAGAATTCTCATCATGTTCTTGTTGAACATGGTTGGATGCCTCATCGTGAATTCTTGGCTGTGCTTGGAAGAATGGATCTTTCAATGCAGGTTTCATTTACTGAAACCTTCAACATCGTTACAGCAGATGCTGTTGGATTAGGTGTTCCAGTTGTGGTTTCTGATGAAGTTGATTGGGTTTGTGATGCATTCAAAGCTGACCCAAACAAAGCTTCTGAAATTGCAAGAAAGATGGGTGCTGCTCTTCATTCAAGAATTGGTCCATTCTTGAATTACTGGGGATTGACCTGTTACAATAGAATGTCCGCTAAACTCTGGGCGAAATACTTCGGCGGTCACGTCAAGAAGAAAGACAAACTATGTGTCTGATGAGTTCACTGAGGGACGATATCCCTAGGGCTGGGTACACTCGCATTGGTGAAAAATGTCAATGCGAGTGTCACCGCCAACCTGGTGTGATGCATGTGATGGCTTGTTGTTTTATACAACCGCCAAAGAAGGATCTACAAGGAACTGATTATGATATTTCTGAAATTCATCCTAATTGTGGCGTTGATATCGTTACCGTTGGCTGTCCTGGTGTGGTTGACTCAATCTGAGTCGAAACGACCACAGAAGATTGTGCAGGTGCGGGTGGCGATGCCGGTTGCGCCGGCGCAGGAGGCGGCGGAATCACCCCAGCTGGGTCAGTCAATGCCACAGTTGTCCCACTGGGAGCGTATTTTAGAGCTAGCCATTTCGAAGCAATTGCATTTGCTCCCACCGTCCCGAGATATACCAGCCACAACATAACATTGTTGTCTCCCTGTCCTGTTCCTTGATTCATCAAATTGAAAGCAAGAAAGGCTAGTGTAGCAGCAAAATAAGCTACATTGGTCCAGAATTTTGTCATGCTGAGCTCGCCCTTTCGCTCACCCACAAAGAGATCTGACAAATTGGATCCTCTCAGGGCCTTGACAAAAATCACGAAAATTATTACCATGAACGCTGCCGCAAACGTTCCTCCAACAACGATGAACGCATTAGCAGTCAACCACTTTGCAAAAGCTAGGCTTTCCGCCCAGCCGGAGGTATGAATTTGAGCTACATTTTCGCTGATAGAGTCGGTCATCGTATTTTCACACGTTACATCGATAAAAACGGGAAGAGAATACAAAGAGTATTCGAGAAGTATCCATTCGAATTATTTATCCCTGGTAAAAATCGTGATTCAGTTTCATTATATGGAGATCCTCTTTCTCGAGTAGAGTTTGAAGATGTTTCAAGCTTCACTGAATTTGTGAAAGAGTATTCTGATGCAACAAAGATCTACGGCCAGACTTCGCCAGTCCACCAATGGATCGCCAAAGAATTTGCTGGTGATCTAGAAGTCAAGATGGAAAACTATCGAATCCTGAATTTCGACATCGAAGTTGAGCATTCTGAAGGATTCCCGAAACCAGAAGACGCGAAGTATGAGGTACTCTCTATTTCGATGAAGGTCTTTGGTGAAGACAAGAAAATCACACTTGGACTCAAACCTTTCACACCTAAACGTGAACAGGATTTGTATGTGTTGTGTGAGAATGAGAAAGATCTTCTAGTGAAGTTTATCAGTCACTGGAGACAGATTGATCCTGACATCATCACAGGTTGGAACATTGAGGGATTCGACGTCCCATACTTGGTCAATCGAATCACTAAGGTATTAGGTGAAGACATCGCAAGAATGTTGTCGCCTTTCCACAAGGACACAAAGAAGGTCTTTTCTGAACACTCGATAGGATTCGGTGAATCAACCACCAACATTTTAGGCATTCAAACATTTGATTACTTGAACCTCTATAAGAAGTTCAATCCCAAGAAGCTGGAATCCTATAAGTTGGATTTCGTGGGTGAATACGAAAAGGTCGGACGAAAGATTGATTACTCTGAATGGGGTAACAACCTGATGCGTCTTTACCACGAAGCTTTTGACGTATTCATTGTTTACAATGAGCAAGACGTAAGTGTGGTTGAGAATCTTGATGATAAGTTGAAATTTATCCAACAGGCTATTTCTATCGCATACTTGACACATTCAAGATTTGCGGAAGCACTGGCGACAGTAAAACCATGGGATAACTACTTCTACAATCTACTGTTGGACCAGAACATTCAGATTCCTCCTGCAGGGCATGTTAAAGAATCTGACCAAATCATCGGTGCATTTGTCAAAGTTCCGAAAACGGGAAGGTATCGTTGGATAGTATCCCTTGACTTGACTTCACTGTATCCGTCAATCATGATTTTGTTGAATATGGGTCCAGATACTCTTGTTCAAACGGCATTGGCACTGGGAACAGATTGTATTGGTCTCATTGACAAGATCCTGAGTAGAGATCCCGAGACGATTGCAGAACTAGACCGTCGTGCAAAGGCGGGGGTTACTTCCGCCGCGAATGGTGCAGGCTTTCGTCAAGACATTGTTGGATTGTTAGCTCGTGGAGCTAAGTTTGCATTTGATCAACGAAAAGTTGTCAAAAAGCAAATGCTCGTTCTCAAGAAGAGAAAGGAAGATGGCGAAAAGGGATTAGATGACGAAATTGCAAAGCTTGATGCTAGTCAACAAGCTTTGAAGGTACTTGGAAATGGATTGTATGGTGCATGTGCTAATGGTGCATTTAGATACTTCAGCCGCAACGTCGCAGAGGGCATCACTGCTACCGGACAGTTGATCATTCGGTTCATCTCAGACAAAATCAATGAATTCCTCAACAAGAAGTTTGGCACGAAAGATGTTGAGTATGCATTCTACAATGACACCGACTCTTGTTACATTACTCTTGATCACTTTGTCACCAATGTGATGAATGTTCCATTGTCGAAACAGAAGACACATGCTAGCAAGATTACAGAAATCATTGACAAATTCATCAAAGATGAGATTGATCCGCTTCTCGAAAGAGAGTTTAATGATTTGGCGAAGACACTAGGCTCAATCAACAATACCTTGAGCATGAAACGAGAAGCGATTGCTGACGCAGGAATCTTCCGTGGACGTAAGAATTACGTTCTTCAAGTGTGGGACTTGGAAGGCGTTAAGTATCACGAACCAGAGATAAAATCCACTGGCGTAGAGATCGCCAAGACGTCTACTCCAAAGATTGTCAGAGATGAATTGAAGGAGATGATGAAGATTCTTCTCAACAAAGATAACAACACTTTGTTGTTAGCCATTGACGATTTTAAGAAAAAATACTACAATTCAAGACCATCAGAAATTGCATTTCCAAAGGGTGTATCTGAAATCTCCGGAAAGACTCTTGAAACAAAAGGAAATCCAATTCATGTACGTGCTTCACTTGGATTCAATGAACTGGTGAAGAAGCACAAATTGAATGGCGTCTATGAGTACATCAAAGACGGAAGCAAGATGAAGTTTGTATACTTGAAGGTGCCGAATCACCTTAGACAGAATGTGATTGGTTTCACTGATGAATTGCCTACGGAATTTGATCTTCATCGTTACATCGATTATGATACACAGTTCAGTAAGACCTTCCTCGAACCGTTGAAATCTTTTGCGGACTTGATTGGTTGGGAAGTTGAAAAACGATCAACATTGGACGACCTATGGGAATAAGAGATTACGTCAAATTTCGAAAGACTAGTAATTCTTTTCACATTGGAATCAGAATATCGAAATTCAAGAAAGAGAAGTATTTTGATCACGGTCGATTTGAGACAAGAGAAGCTGAAAGAGCCAGGTTTGTCATCTTTTCTTTTGGGTCTAACAAATATCACAAGGAAACAGTATGGGACTGAGCATCACATATTTGCCTCATCCGATTCGTCAAACGGTCTTTGACACGAAAGGTTTCTACATTGGGTATGACGATGTGAAGACAGGACGATTTATGAAGGTGATTCACTACTCCTTTGGTAAGTACACCATGAGAGATATCACGGGTGTGGAACGAGAAGTTAGACTCTGATGCCAATCAAATTGAATAAACAAGCATATCAAAAATTGATTGAAGAGGACCTTGATTGGCTTCAAAAACAACCAAGGTCTCTTGAACGTGACCATATCACTGCGATTGTAGAACACTCAGTGCAGTGGTATTACCCTGAAGAGCCAAATGAAAATCACTAGCTTCACTGGTGAGTATTCATTTCTTTCGAATTTTCATCCTTCGAAGATTGAATACTGTGGAGTGATTTATCCTACACTTGAGCACGCTTACCAAGCAGCCAAGACTGATAATCCTGAAGAAAGGAAGAAAATTCAAGCAGCGGATACACCAGGCAAGGCTAAGAAACTCGGCAAGAGTGTAACACTTACAAGAGATTGGAATCGAAAGAAACTAATCGTCATGGAGAACATGCTCAGGCAGAAATTCTACAACAAAGAATTGAGAAAGAAACTACTTGCTACTGGTACTGCACAATTGATTGAAGGTAACAATTGGGGAGACACATTCTGGGGAATTTGTAATGGCAAAGGCATGAACCATCTAGGTAACCTACTCGTGGAAATACGTGCAGATTTGAAAGAATATGAAGATGGTGAATTGAAATGAGCAGAGGCGAGAAAGTTCGAAAGGAAGATGAAGAGTGTGCACTGTATGCGGTTGGTGAGGCTATTAACCAATTAGCCATTCAAAGATATCACAGTGATTTAGCAATCTATGAAAATATGACATATGAAAGAGCGAGAGATTGCGCTACTGAAGCTGTCGCATTGGCGTTACGTGATTTAGTTAAAGAAAGTCCATATTGGAGATAAGATGTCACTAATTGACAAACTGAAGAAAAACTCGACGATTACAGAATCGGCGATTCTTGAAGACTCAATCTACTATACGAAGAAAGATGTCATCAGGACCAAGATTCCTGCATTGAATGTTGCTCAATCTGGTGATCCTCTTGGTGGGTTCACTCCTGGATTGACACTTTGG